AGATTCCTTTATGTAACGCATTCTAGCAGAAAGAGGCTCTTCTTTATGAAAGACCGTAGCAGCAGCAATCATATATCTTACTTGCGGCGTTTCATAAATCTGCTTAGTTGTACGATTCTTGACAAGATATTTTTCAACTAATTGTTCAATTGCTGCATAGCTATAAAGTTCATCTTTGCTATGATCTATCATAGCGTCCATTCGATTCCATTCCTCTTCTGTATACCATTCTAGTAGTTCATGTGTATACAGTCCAACTTCAACATTCTTTTTAATTATTTCATATAGTCTTGGTGGAGTGTACGATCCATATACGTCTTTGCGTAACATACTAACACGTTGTCTACCAGCTACGTATTGGTAGTTTACATGACCAATATCTGGGTTACTTTCGATATCTATCAGATCCACACATGCTCTTAAGGTGATATTATCTATTTCTCTTGTAGTAATACCATCATAAAAGTGTGGCTGTGCTTTGATTTCAATCATTGATTGACTAACATCTGATATTCCCTGGCAAATTTTTGATATTTGATTTTGCCATTTTTCTAGCGTCAATGGCTCTATTTTGCCATTACGTTTTTTAACTTTAATGTGCGACATATTTTTTTCTCTTAACGTATTTTATCTAATTTTAAATCTTTGATAGTGATTGATTTTACAAAATCAAGTTCATCACTGAGTTGTTTTTTATTTATAATCTCGTCGTGGAGGTAATTAAGAACATATTTTCCTCCATCGATCCAGACTAAATTATATTGGTCTTTTGAAATTTTATGACTGTAAATTTTAATGGTGCTTTCTATTGCATGATCAGACAAATAAAGTGTATATACCATGCCTAATGCTTTTGCAAGATCACAGTAGTAATTGTCATTTATTAATTCCCATGGATCTGGCCAATTTGCTATCTGATCAGTAGTCAGATAATTCGAAACAAAAGGAGCATAACACCATAGATGATGTGTTTCTTTTAACGCATCATCACGTGTTAGTGTGCTAATTTTTTTACGAAAATCATGCCAATAGCGAAGCCTTTCGCTAGGTAATAGATTCCACATAATATTAGAAAGAAAGTGTACTTACGGTATATTGTATGTTAGCGCCAAAGCCAGTGCTTGTTACTAAGTTTGCGGCTATTACCGCGTAGGCACCTGGCCCGCTTACTCCTACAGCTTCAACATCCCATTTCATGCCAATGTTTGCTGACTCAGTATATTCTTCGTCATAATAGTATGTATTATTGGAAAGATTTCTAGCTAGTTTAATCCAGCCCACTCTGGTATCTACATCACGAACTGCGGAGTATTGAACATAAATTGCTGGCTTATTAGCGTCGGCAATTCCAAATGCCAAATTAGCTGTTGAACCGTCAGACACTCCCTGGCTATAAACTGTGTAATTTGGTAAATTACTGTATTCCGTTAAAATCTCAGTATTTCCAATTTCTGGCGCGCCTTCGCTGAGAGTTCCATTTCCTATGTATAATTTACGTGAATCAACACTCCATCCTAATTCGGCTGTTGCAAGTTGCGGTAAATCACTTTGTACACCATGACGATGTTTTATCTGAGATATTTGAACTATGGCCATAACTTATTTTTCCTTATTCTTATTTATTCGAAATTTTGTAATACATCTCAATACGATCTAGCCATTTGTTAGAGTAATATTCAAATTCATCATCTTTGATTTCAAATTCCTGATATTCTTTGTTTGCACTACACATCAATATTACGCCAGTATTTATTGATGTTCCATGAATTGAGTTATGTGCCATTGCATATGCTGACACTTGTAGAAAATAATCTTCAATCCATTCACGCTTTTTAGGCTTATTTGTTTGTTTGAAGTCAAGTATAGCCGGTTTACCTTTCCAAATGCCTATGCAATCTGTCGTACCAGCATAAAGTTGACTGTAATAAAGAGGAACTTCAATACCCCAAAATTCATCAACATGTTTATTGAATGCGTTTTCTATGATGATTTTAGCCATTTCGTGACTTTGAATACTATATGGATTAGTACCAGGTTCGTTCAACAAACCATCTTTGACATAATTTTCTAACCATTTATGCATTCTAGTACCACGCCCAGCTGCCTCTGTTGTGATTTCTTTTGCTTTCTCCTCGCCTACTCGTTTTTTCCAATTAAATAATGCTTGTTTTGATTCTTCTGATTTAGTAGCATCTAAAATGGTTGTTACGCTGGGAACTTTATGTCCTTCTGGGGTTTGATAATGACGTTTGCCATTTTCTTCGACACGTTTTATATTGGTATAGTTGTAAATGTTTTTTATCATATTAAAAAAAGTAATGTGCCATAATAGCACATTACTCTTGTAAATAATAATTTTATGTAAAAATTGTTAGGTGCGACGTTTCATTGCACTTTTTGCCATGCGAGAAACTACATCTTTTTCTTGATCTTGTGTTTGACCTGATTCATTTTCTGGTTCACTATCTTTTATGCCATCTGTAGTAAAAATTATTCTGTTTTTGCTTATACTTTTAACGATATTTTTTATTGAATCATTTTTTTCGTTTAGGTCAACTAAGTTGTCAATGTTAAAGTTAGAAATACCAGTATTACGAATATATCTAATAATCATGTTAGTTGGTAATTCATTCGGAAGTTCGCCTTCCTTTATTTTACTAGCCAACAAATTTAGTGCTGACATAACGTTAGCTTCAATAGAAGATATTTCATCTTCTTTGATAAATTCGTATGCTTTCATTTATCTACGTTCTCTTCCCATTTCTTCTGCACCGCCAGCAGCAGCATCAGCCGCATCAAAACCAGATGGCTCTTCCGCTGGCATTTCAGCAGGTTGACCAGCAGGCTGAGCCATACCAGCACCCTGTTGTGCCATTGGTTGTTGTTCACCAGCTAACACACGTGCTCCGCTGTCAAGAGCATCACGTGCTGCTTTTAACGCTTCCATAAGACCTTGTAATGCACTGGTAACGGTAGATTCAAATGCATCAGCCTCAGCAGTGCCTACCTGATCGCGTATGCTATCAAGTAATGGAGGCAATTCTTCATTCTGCATTTTGCTTGCATCTGTTATCATGTCTTGAACGGTGTCAACCATGTCTTTAGCAGCAAGTACAACTTCGGCTGTTTCTAATTCGCCTTCGACTAACATTTCTTGACTATTAATCCAGTCATTTAGACTTTCTCTAACTAATAACATTTCCATGTACTTTGCATTTTTTTCAGCGGTATGAGCACCGTAAGTTCTCTTTAGAGAGACCAAACTTTCTGTTAGAGCAGTGCTTAATCTAATTGCCTTTGGCAAAGTCAATTTGTTATAGTTTATTTCAAATCCAAATCTAGATTCTAATACTTTGTTAATCTTTTTGGATTTAGCAGGTGATAATTCGTTAAGATTCATTTTAATTTTTCCCAAACTTTCATATATTTAGCATAGGTGATGTTTTTTTCTAATTCTTCCATGTTAAATCGATAACGACACATAGCTTCATGTAACTTATCATCTATTATTGGAAGTTCGTTTGTTTTTTTGCTTTTAACTAATTTAGTCTGCATTTTTTTATAGTACTGCATATCGTCATAATTTTTTGCGACTAATTTATCTTTTTCTAAAATGTTGGATGCTAATTTGTTATATCTAATGTGCGTAAGTAGTGTGTATAGAATGCTAGCGTATTTACTGTAAAAAACGTGTATGGTTTGTTCATTGTTATAGACCTTGTGCATGTTTTTGTTTAACGTTTTAATAAAAATGCCACCGATATATAACGTTTTATCATCAAACTCTAAGCAGATTGGAAATTCACCATGCTTTAATTTTTCTAGTTCTTTAAACACCCAATCATCTAATTTTTTGACGGTAGTATCAATTAAAATTTTACCTATTTGCTCGTTTGTAGACGATTCTGTCTTCTTGTTTTGTTCTTTGTAATACATTTTTGTTTACTAATTGATTAGCGATTAAAATTTGTCTTTCGGACAAATCTGATTTATATTTTGATGAATCTTTTTTATTGAAATGCAGTAGAAAATTCGCCTCTTCATTAGTTAGCGCAATACTTAAATTGTTAGTTAGTTCTACTATTTTCATGGTGTTTTAGTTATTAAATGCCAAGTCAAAAAGCAAACAACACTTATTAAACTTGTAATTATACCTATGCCCCAATTTATTAACTGTCGATCTCGTTTCTGTTGCATGTTAGTGATTATTGTTTTGATGTCATCTAGAATAGATTCTACGGCGTCCATTTTGATTTCTAATTTTCTCTCAACATCTGAAACTCTTCTTTCAACAGTGTCTAGCTTGGCATCTAAGCTTTTATAGCGTTCTGCACAAAGTTCCACATGAGCCTCCAAATTCTTTTTTTCTATTTCAGTAGTAATGTTCATACAAAAATTCCGCACATATAACAATTATTTATCAAATATCAATAGTGGAGTTTGCATAAAGTGAATGTTTTTTAATGTACCACGAGTATGAGTTAGAGGTAGCATAAATCTTGCTGTTTCCTCTAATCCAGTAATCATTGGAATATTGTCACAATCCTCTATCAATAACTCTTCGGTATATATATTAGATTCACTATAAAACCCAAAAGCCCAAACAGTTTGCACTTGATCGTAAAAATTACCGAAAATATTTGATTTCTTAATCTCAAAATTTTCTACTTTTTCGGGAGCCAATGCTACTTCAATTTGAGTTTTTAATGATAAAGCCTGCAATAGAGATTCCCAATTTCTTTGTTGATGTCTTTGCATTGATTCTCCGCGAGTAACTGTAGTTGACGTAATGTCCATTAAAGTTACACAAATCCATGAATTTTCAATACTCAATAAACTAGATAGATTCATAGATTTATTTATTGGAAATAAAAAAGGGACATTAAATGTCCCTTGTTTACTGTTAAACAGATTTAATTAAGCACCAGCAGTGGTAACAAATCTTAGACCAGGCTGAGCTACCTTGACACCAGTCAAGTTAACGCCACTAACTGTACCTAGAGCAACAATGTTTGCCTGTAAATCAGTTGCGTCCCAACTGCTTTCTTCGATGACTACGCTAACAAGACCGTTGGTGACACCACCGATACCAGCACTGCTTACCTGATAGGCTAATAGTGTACTGTTTAATCCGATTGTGCGAAGAATTGCTTCTACTGCCTCACCAGTGCCTAGTGCGGTTGTAAGTGCAACGTTTGAGTTTACGCTGAAAGCTTGAATTGGCTTACCGATACCTGTGCTGATAGGTACTCCTAATGAACTTGCTTCTGTGCTGAATGCAATGTTGCCAACGCTAACAACATTTTGTGCATTACCATTTGTACGTGTAAAAACTGGCATTTTAATTTCCTTTATGTTTGCTGCGATATACGCATAATTTTATTTATCAAATTTAAAAAATATAGCGTTTTTCGTCAATGTTCCTTTGAAAAATGAGCAATGCCAAAATTAGGATTTATTAGTTTGATCAGTCCCTTACTAGTAGGAAATACAATACCTTCGCCTCCTGGCCCAGCTATAGTTTCCTGTTTAAAACCACGAACTTGATTTTCAAAAGCGTTAACTAATGCAATTTTTGCATCAAAAATACTTTTCCAAATTGCATTTAATGCCATTAGTCCGTCTCGATTTTGAGGCAAATAACCATTGCCATCTACACCTATTAAATTGTTATATTGTTTTTTGTTTGAATTTTGCTCTAGCCATGTAGGCAAATCATCAGTTGTTTGCTTAGTGCGAACGTGATTTAAATATTGAGCAATCAATTTACGCGCAACATTATCTAGACTATTTATGAATTTATCGCTGGCTGCACCGTAACGTGATATAGTAGTAATTGCTTTGCGCACAATGGATATTAATGCATTTTTGTTTGGCAGTTCAAAACTATTATCCGCATTAGGCGAAATAACTGCAACATTACTACGATTAGTCATTGCTGATTTGCCATCCCATGGCGCACCATCATACTCATGTACCACTATCAAAGCAACTTTATTTTGTAGTAATCTGCCAATGTAGGAATTTTCTGGAACCGTGTATTTGACTGTTGTTGGACTGAAAACGAATACACCATTTTCAGATTTTAGCCCAGTTGGATTTATAGCCATCAAATCACCTTTAAAAACACCTGGTGAATTGCCAACATTACGTTTTAATCCGTCCCATATTGCATCGATTTTTGCATAAAGATCAGTACGATTAGCACCACGATTTGCATCGTATTCACGCCACCCGTCTGGACTTGTTGGATAAACTCCCTTAGCTGGCATATATTTGTCTGTTATGAAAAACTCACCACGTTCATTATTTCCAAAATAAAGAGCTATTCCGCCGTCCCACTTAATTGTTCCACTTGATGGATTATTAACAATTTCTTCTAGTGCCAATGCTGCTTGCATAGCTTCATCTGAGCCAAGAAATATGGCATCTTCGGGATGAGGTATGCGAGGACCATCACCTATTGCTTCCGCTAAATATTCAACAAATCGTTTCATAGTTTATCCTTATCGATCACAAGTATCTATAAGATGTCTTAACCAACTAACGGATTCAACATTGATAGATTCAGGTAACATTACACCTTCTTTGCTTAGTGTTTCACGGGCAGCAGCAGTCAACGTTGCGTAGTCAGGCCGTGATCTAATTTTCTTTAGAATATTTTCTGTAGTCTCTATATCAACGGCAGTTGCGTCTGGTCCTAATAGGGCCTTAGCTATTTCGTTTGGGTTCTTAGTTATAGTCTGATCAGTGGTAGGATCAATGAGGGCATTTTTATAGCTGTACTTGTAGTTCTGCGCTCTAGCGATGCTAGCTAACAACACATGACGATGCATGCCACGATAAGGACTATCTGCAAGACCACCTCGCATACTCCATTGTTGCCATACTGGATCTGGACTAAACATAAAATCAGTTTGAACAAAGCCGTTTTTCTCGTCACCCATTATAGGTGCTCTAAAATGAATATTATCTCCAGACATTTGCATCCAATTAGCACGATCTACCTTTGTATTCATGATATCGTTAGACGATATTCCTGATTTTAATGCCCATTGAATTAGAGTATTTTTTAATTGTTCTTTTGTAACATCACCTTCACTAACACTTAAGTCCAAATCTCCACTGCTGGGTTTTCTTCCAGTTGTGCCTAGCCACTTAATTGGTATGCCCTTGGCATCTACCTCTTTACTAAAATCAATGCCAGTTATTTTTTCTAACCATTTGATAGTTGGCATTATTTCTTCACGATTAATTCTACGACACATTAATGTGCCGTCAGCTAGTTTAAAAACATTCTGACTCATTATAAATTCTCTTTATATTCAATTTTATTCACTAAACGAACTATGCCACGATCATGACCAATCGCAACAAAGCCATCAGATGTGATTATTTTATAACCGTTATCGTCTTTAACGAATACCCCCGTGGCCTCTACCTGTTTAATTTTATCTAGAAGTAGAATTTTCAATTCGATTAGTTTTTTGTAAATAGAAAATACACCTAAAATGGCATTTAAGTTATCGCTTATGAATTTCTCAATTTCAATTTTTTTGTTGTTTTGACCTTCGCCATTCTCTGCGTGTTTTTTTCTGTAATATTCTATGAAATCTTTCAACAAACGCATAGGATCAATTAACATTTCTCTATCACGCTCT